CTCGTTGCTGGAAATCAACAGTTTACGTTGATACTCACTCCTGTCTAAAGGTTGCGCAATGTTGCGCCCCCTAATTTTCTTCACACGATACTCTGTCCGTTGCAAATCGGCATTCCACCGCTTTGCAAACAGGTGAGCGTTAGAAGGAGGAATGATCCTGGTATACAACCCAGGAACTTCGCTACCCTCAGGTACATGTGGAACACGACCAAAAATAGAATGGAAGTGTTCGAGAAGATAATTCGACGATGAGTAGTATGCATCATTCCAAAGAGTATTTATATACTCTAAGTATGACACATACCCGTTGGCATCATACGGATTCTTAGGCAGTAATTTCTTGATTTTCAAAGGAATCACTGGTTCTCCTAATACGGCATCCATCCCGCATGACTCTCTAAAAGAGCCGGCGGTGCAGCACTTTCCCTCATTAAATTTTAACATAAAGTGAGGGAAGTAATCAAGTAAGGGCACATGGTTTTCACCCTTAATGATGATGTCGTCTCCGTATACGTAGACGGAACGAAGCGCTTTTTTAAGCGCGACACCTTCTACGTTTAAAGATGCTACAGCCAGCGACCAGTGCACAAGTGATTCAACAGGGAAGCATAAAGCGGAACCCATTGCTGCGAATTTTCGCAACAAATGGATCTCGCCAGATGGCAACTCTGTCGCCTCAGTTCTTGTACCTTCGAGCTTCTTAAGGATCGGCTGCCCTTTAAAGAGGGCTTTGACCAACCAAAGAGAAACTCTGTCGGACGCTTCCTTCATATCCAGAGTAACAATTTTGCTATCTGGATATGATCCGCGTAATGCAAGAGCTCTGTTAATTTCTTGATTCTTGAAATTAACATGTCCCTTTGTAAGTGGATGTTTTTCTATCCACCTAACAAGTTTCCGTGATAACCCCTGTTGGACCCACTGAAATTCTAGTGGTTCCATACAAATTAAACGGGGCCCTCGGGAATCCTTGGGTACTAAAGTCACTTTGGACACCCCCGTAGGGATGTCCTCAAGTGATTTGTAGTACTCTACATTAGCGGCCAAGTCCATTGCATTGGCAACGAAGTTAAAGTAATACGGGTACACTTGATGTATACACGCATACTTCCTGGCAAATTTCATCTTTTGCCAGGGCTTCTCACCGGTAGCAACAGCGCCTGGGCCGTGTGCTGGTTTGATGTAGTCTACATCAAGACCTTTGCACACACGACTAAGGAGAGTACGGGCAGTTTCTAGTACTTTTAAATCATTGGTCGTCAAACTGGCGGGGTTTTCCCAGCCAAGAGATAGATCAGTGTCTTTAAAAAGTCCCAGAATGCGATCAATGGATTTTCCATTGTAAGCCTCCTCGTACTTGTATACCAGAAAACAAATCTGGCGTAGATCTTTTACGGCAGAGATAGTCGGATCAGCTTTCACCGATCCGTCCCGATTGTAGACACACTCGAACAGCACCTGCAGAAATGCAGGGTATGTGGCCCCATGCGCTTTTTTGAACGCATGAGGCTTGTCGAGCTTCCCAGTTACTAGGCTGTTATCAATAGCCTTGCCTAACTGAGGTAAAGTCTTTGTCAGGAATGAGAAACCTTCACTCTTGACACGACGCTTAATTGTTTCAGCGTCGCGATCAAAGGATGTTGGTCGCCCATATTGCCGCACCATGTCCCTCCTAATGAGGGTGCAAAACAAGCCAGTAAATACACTGGTATGGCTCTTAGAGTCTCGCATAGCGTAGACCTCCATAGAGTCAGTTAAGCATCCCCCAGAGGGGCAATCACAGACCGTAGATGAAAATTAATAAGGCTAGAAATATGTAGGCAAATAAATAACCTACGAATAGCCAAATCATCTTACGGTTCCGAATTGAGAAGTTTGGTCACGTTTGCTGGAACGGATAAAAACCCGATCAGCTGCGTAAGCATATCCTCAATCATCGCCGAAGTGACGATGCGTCTCGGTGCTTCCATAACCAAGTATACGGAACCACTTACAGTAGCGATAACATCGCTACCAGTGTCTTCCTCAACACGGTTAAGTCGCACGAGATGTCGGTCGGTCGCCTTCATGCCACTCCCACTTACTTCGTGGGAAATTACCAGGGAACGAGGTGTTCCCAAGGCACGAGATGCGTCGGTACGGATAGATTTGGAATTCTCAAGTGAAATCTGAGAATATACCACATCGTTCGTTCCGTCGTCGACCAATGTGATGTCTGAAGTAAATGCCATAGCTGAACTCCTTTGTTTGGTTTTGGCCTTTAGTCAGGCCGGTTTGCTGCTAGTTAAGCTACTAGCAGCGCAGCAGATAGGAGTATTTGTTTACTCCCATACCTACCATTAAACTTGAGACCGAAAAGTTCTCCGGTATCAGGTATCACTCGTCTACGAGTGTACTCGGCTTCTTCCCATTTTAGCACAAGGCGTTCGCGCGGGTTTTGTGGTACTCCCGTGTAAATACCTATATAGTGCGAATGGGTAGTGACAGATTTTATGGAGTAACAAAAATCCACGATTTCTATCACTGAGTCGAGGTTGTCTGAGTCCAGTTGGTTGAGATAATCCCCAACATTAATGAACCAGTCAACGACGAATGAGAAGGGAATGGCCTCCCAGATTACTCCGGGGGTCAACTTCAAGCCCAAAGAGTCCATCCAAGCGAGATATTTAACTACCTCGTTAGAATGGCGATCTAAGGCGGGTACGGTGTACCGGTATTTCATCGTGCAGAAAAACAATTTGTTCCGCACGCTGACTTTCCGGTTCTCGTCCGACACTGAATTATTGGTATTTTCTACCTCTTCTTCAGCGAGCTTGACAGTGAAATGCCTCACTAGCAGCTTACCTTGTTGACTTTTATAGTCATTAAGGCGCTTCTCCGTGGTTTTTAGCTTCTCGTAGATGTCTAAGACATCCTTAACGAAGAGCTTCCAACCAAATTGGTAGTTCAAGTAACCGCCACCTACGTTCGAAATAAAACGTTTGTTGCGGTTCCAGAGCCTAAACATTTGTTTAAACTCGCCAAGTTCTACCAGGAAGTTAGTGAGAGAGAACCCAGCTTCCAGCGTTGGCTTCATCGTCTGATAAGCCTCTGCAACAAGCTGTGGCACATCCAAGGTACTAAACGAAGGGCCGTTCTCAACATGTCGGTAAGCACCGCATATGTTGGAAAGGTACCAACGGTTAGTAGTGGGATAGTCACCCCATGTTGGGCTAGTATCTGAAAATAAGATACTGCTCTTCAAGTGGTAACAATTCCCATAGCGCTTAAATTTAGGAGTTTCGTACGAGATCTTCTCGTACGAACCTTGGGGGCAACCGTTAGAATTAACAACGGTACCTCCACCGATTACCTGCCCAGTCGGCCAGCCCGGTGCTTTTAGCATCAGCGAGCTGTACGAAAAATCTGGGTCATAGGGAATCAGCCCGCGCTCCTTGTAGATGTAACTCATAAACATTTCCTCCTTCTAAGGTT